CGTTGTCACTCAAGTAGACATCAAGTTTATTAATTATAAATCTATTACATATTGAACATTTTGTAAATGGGACGAGGTTTAGACGACACTCGTGATGAACGTGATGACCGCAACGGACGTTGACTTTACAGACGAAGGAAATGTCTTCACCACAGATACTACACATTCTAAATATCTTCCATGTCTTTTCTTTAACGCTTCATCACAGTGCCACACATCCTGCAGGTGATGAACAAGGTCATGGGCTCGTCTGCTGAGCGTGTCTGCTTTTCCACGTATGTGGTCTTCATGGATTTGCACTTGCCACACTTGAACATCCCGTCCTCGTATTCCTCTGGCTTCTTCTCGACCACCTCCTTCTTGGGTTCCTGATACCAAAGGTCCCATATCTCCTTAGAGTCGAATGTGTTGGGCTTGAGTTCACCTGACTTGATCCTATCCAGGAACTTGGACTTGTCGTTGTTGCGGATCGCGTAGATCAGTGATCTCATCCGGTTCGCGTAGAGGCGTTTGAACTCTGGATTCTTCCAGTTTGCCCGCATGTCGTTCTCGCTGATGACCGTGGCGTTTTTGAAAGGTTTTGGCACCTCGACCATGTAGTCGCTCAGGTTCGATGAGATGTGTTCCGAGAGCTTGGCATGCTCAGCTTTGAGTTCATCGTTCGCATGTTTCTTGTCTAAGAATGATGCCCTTTCTGCACGCGTCCAACACGCTTCAGAATTGATGAAGATGTCTCGCTGTATCTGAACCAGACTGGTCATTGTGTCCCTGCGAACTTGTGTGAGTTTCTCGTGTATCTTTTCCATCTTTCCAAAACGTTTCATGTTCAGAAGGTGTAAAAGTCTCTTGAGGATGCGCTTCCTCTTGGGGATGTCAGGAAGGTCAAGGTATTCTTCTTCCTGTCCTATGAAGACCTTGGGTTTGAAGGAAGGTCGACGAATAAAGTAGCGTTCAAGTTTTTGGTTTATCATGGACAGACCCTTCATCTCGTTCTCCATCTCGTCGATGTCTTTCTTGACTAAAGTGAGAAGTCGGTTGAGTCGTGCCTGGTCCAGAAGTCTTTTGCTGACCTTTTTGATGGGTGGCACAAAGGTTTCACCAACCATCTTGTTCTTGATTTCCAAAAGACGTTCCTGCTTTTCCACCAGTGGTGTCTTGCGCTTGACCACTCCACTTTCAGTAACGTCAAAAATGTAGTTCCTCTTGGCGAGATATTCCGTCCAAACCTTTGAGTTGAACTTTTGTAACTCCTTCATGTTTTCGTTCACGTCGCCGGGTTTCATTTGCTTGATGCACCAGTTCTTGGCGCCCTTGCTGAGGTGAGTGGCCAGCGCATCCGCCTTGCTCTCGCTCACTAGCCCAGAGTCAATGAGCGCGGTCGTCGCGAGTGCGATGGATTTGGTCTCCATTGTGTCGGATGTCCATTCGGACATCGTCCTGACCCTGAATAATTATTTCAACTTCTTTACTTGCAGGGCTTGGGAGTTCCTATTTCTCTTGACATCGTTAGGATCCTGACCAGGTTTGGTGGCGCCTCCTGCCTTTTTGTAGGTCTTCTGGTGGAGGCTCCAGAATTGCTGAGATCCCACTCGGAAGTTCTGATGGATCTTTGCCTTATACCAAAACACACAGTCCTCGATCCGATTGGACTTACTGGTGTTGTCCAGTACCAAAACCTCATAATTTTCGGTGCACGCAGTCATCACCTGGTTGAACATGTCGAAATTTGGGAAGATCCCGAAGAACGCCTTATATAACTTTTCTCGGTTCTGGATTACATTTTCTCTGGCTATGAATACATAGTCCACATTGGCGCGGAGGTCCGGACTGAGGTCCATACAGTATTGCATCGTTAACATGAAAAAGATCTTCCAGTGGCGACCGTTCATGAAGCACTGTCGGATACACGAGTCTTTTAGGAATTTTCTATCATACATACAATCGTCCATCAGGATAAAGGCTCCAATATCTCTGGATGTCAGTTCTTTCTTTCCGGGTGGTGGTTTCATGTTTACCATCTTCCTCTGCCTGTCGATAACTCTCTCTATAATGTCTTTGTCGTACTCACCGTAGATGAACAAGTCCGGGATGAACTGCTGATACCAGTGGTTTCCTTCTTCTGTCGCTGACATCACCACGCCCGCCGGGAGATGCTTTTTGTGGTAGAGGATGTCTGTCACCAACGTTGATTTTCCTGTGCCACGCTTGCCAATAAACACACACACCTTATCGTCACCCATTGAAGCGGGGTTGAATTTTTTGAGTTGAATGTTCATGTCTAATAGTCGTATGTATTTTTTCAAATCTTTTTTTGACACATCATAATAGTATGCGGCTTGCCGTCACAGGATACCAAGACACTTTTTTGACAGGGACGCCCGAACTAAGTTATTATCAAAAAGTTTTCACGGATCGTGCGGGGTACACGTCCGAGAATCTTCGTCTGGCTTTCAATTCTGATATCCGTTTTGGTGGATCAAGCCTTTGTACGATAGACAATGACACGTGTGATATCATAACAGGTTTCTTTCTGAATTTTAGTTATGCAAACACACAGACAGTCCCACAGGACGCCGGACATGCTTTCATAGAACGTGCTGAACTTCTGGTGGGAGGTCAGACAATCGTGAGTTTGACAGGTGAGTACATGGCTGTGATTTCGGATCTTACCGATTCACAGAGGACCCGAAACAGTAATGATGCCCTCTTAGCTAGGAATGTCTCTCCAACCTCCTACGGCACGAGTTCGCCTTCACGAAATTTCATTGTCGAACTTCCGTTTTTTGGAAGAGGATACGAAAATGCTTTTCCCCTTTTGGCTTTGAACCGACACACGATTGATTTGAGACTCGTCTTGAGAACGCAAGCCGAACTCGGAGGCGTGCCTCTGCCGAACATAGAAGTCAACCTACAGGCTGCCTATCTTTCGGAAGAACATCGGCAATTCTTCCTTGGAAAACAGATGGACTACGTCATAAGACAAACACAACTTGCCCGGGTCACATTGGGTGATCTCAATCAGATCCGCTTCAAAACCGAATTTGAAAATCCTGTAAAGGAGTTCGTCTTGGTCGTACAAAATGACTCTGGGACCAGTGGCGTTTTCGACTATTCTTCGCATAAAAGTTCCACATACACAAGCTATCTAAACGACCAGGTGACCCGATGGCGATTGTTCTTGAATGGTCAAGTTTATTTCAACTTGGATCAAATGACCATGAGAGCCATTCAGCCTTATGAATATTACATTCAGACACCAAGCTACAAGGCGAATGTGTTCAACGTGGGGCAAAATTCTGGAACGTTCCCTTCCGGAACGGTCAACATGAGCCGAATTTCCAGTCAGATTTTTGATCTAACTCTGGTCGATAATAGCATATCGCGTAAAGCAAGACTCTACGCGGTAAACTTTAACGTCTTCCGGTGCCAAGGTGGTCTCGGCGGAACACTATTTGTCTAATCAAGCTTGATCTCCCGACGCTTCTTGTCCGAAGTTCGCATCTTGAAGAAGAGCTTGAGAACTCCGTCAATGTAACTCGCCTTGTAACCCTCATCCGATACATCCACGTAACTGGGCAAATCGAATGAGGCACTTCGATTCTCACCGTAGCCGATGGTCACCTCATGATCATCAGAAGAAAGCATGATCTGAATATTGTCCTTGCCCACCCCGGGGAGGTGCATCTCAATCTCGAAACCCTCATCTGTGGTGTGGGTACGCTTGTATAGATATCTGTCAGCCATTTTAGTATTAAACTGCTTCTCCATGTTGGGAAGCTCGTTCAGAACCTTGGACGTCGTGTCCAGAAGATCATAAAGATCGCCATGCCGAAGAAAAGGTAAAAAAGCCATTGTACTTTATCTTGGAATCTTTTCTTTAATTATTTTCCACTCCTCCCAGTTGGGGGATCGGGTGTCCGCCACGCAGACCTCAGCGATCAAGCGCATCGGCGTGGGATACACCGAATATACTTTGCTGTAGGGAAAGAATGAATACAAGTGACTCAGGTGAGGCGTGTGCTTGATGTCTAAATCTTCCACGTCACACTCCCATCCAAGTGAATGCAGTGGATCGATCGCATATTGCTTTCCGATCTTTCCATACGAATTGAAATTCACGACGTTGTAAAGTTTTCCAAGATTGTCAGGGTCGGGGATGGTCACGTGATTGGTCGAGATGGTAATGTGTGGGATGTGCCTGAACTTGTAGACCTTGGTCAGGAGACGATGATTCAGTGGCACAAGCCAGATAGAATAACCATACATTACTATATATGCAGGATCTTTCTTTAAGTCAGAAGGTCGGCGTAGCCATCGCAGTTGCTCCGACCGTATTGATGTTCGGACCCCTTCCGATCGTCCTGATGTCAGGAGATTTCTTCATGCGTCAAATAGTTAAACATAAACTCCAAGATAACAGTGTGAAGTTCAAGCCTAGGTAGCCTCTTATGGAGTGGATTGCCTGGGTGATTTCACATTGTTCTCCGGTAGCTCAGTTGGATAGAAGCGTGGGACTGTTAATCCCAAGGTCGTGGGTTCGAGCCCCACCCAGAGAATTTTTTTATTATTTTTTAAAATTATTACTATGATTCTAAAAAGTAAGATTTAAATGTAACCCGCGAACCACATTCTGTAGAACCGGATTTCTTCACAATTGTATTTTTATAGTGTTTTATTTCTTTAATTACTTGTCAACAAAGTACCTGCGGGCCAGATAGAAACCGACCGCGACGATAAGACCACTGGCAGCCAGTCCCGCCAGACTGCGAGATCCATCCTTGGACATGAAGTTGGGGATGTAGACTGCCAACTTCGCCTGAACGTCAGGATAGAATACCAGACCGACCAGGACAGCCACAATCAGTGCCTCGTACTGCTCCTTGGTCAGACCGAGGGGATACTTCTTTTCCACCGACGGGGCGGGAGCCGGAGCGGGTGCCGGAGGAGGGGTGGCGGGAGGCTGAGGTGCCTGCTGAGCCATGAGCATCTCGTGGGGAGCCACGGACGCCTGAGGTGGAATCACGGTGTGCATATCTGCCGACATAGGATTGTTCATGGGCTCCTCATATTCGAGATCCGAGATGGGAGTGGAAAAAGCCATGCTGCTCATCTGCATCGGTTTATCTTGCTGTTGAGTGTCATTAT